GCACCCGCTCCACCAGACCGGAGTTGTACGTGGAGAAGACCAAGGCGCCGCCGCTGCTCGATTCCAAGAGGTTCGCAATTGCGCCTGTTGCCGTGCTCCCCGTGTTGCCGAGAGCGAAATTCACCTGAACGGAACTGCCTACGGTTGGGCTGGAGTTCGCGACGACGATGCCGGGAAACGCTGCGCCGCTGAATGAGCCCACCACATGGACCGGCGCCACCGGGGTGACCGTGTTGCCCACGTTGATAGCGGCGACGTGGGACAGGTTAAAACCGCCGCCATCGATGTTCGAGAGCCAGGGCGTCTGCGCCGATCCTCCCGTCCCCACCGGCTGCCACCAGGTGGGCGAGCTCGCCGGGACGTGGTTCAGGTTGGAGCCCTGCAGCGCGATGTAGAGCACCGAGACGTCAGTGACCTCGTCGCCTTGCGCGTACGTGGTGGCTGCGCTCCAGGCGCCCCGCGGCGTATAGGCCACGCCAGGAGGACCCTGCGCGCCGGCAGTGCCGGGGCTGCCCTTGATATTGCAAGCGACTGCGCCCCAGGCGCCGGCCGTCTTGGGACCGTACACGTTCGAGGTGCTCGAATCGATGTACATGTCGCCGTTGTTGCCCGTGCCGGCCGCCGGCGCGCCCGCAGCCACGATGTACTGCGGACTGTAGCCGGTCGCGCCCGTGGGCCCCGTGGGGCCCTTGATATTGGCGACAATCGCTCCCCATGCGCCGGCCGTCTTGGGACCGTACACGTTGCCGTTCGACGAATCGATGTACATGTCGCCGTTGTTGCCCGTGCCGGCGCCGGGAGGGCCGCTGGCGACGATGAACTTGGGTGAGTAGCCGGGCGGCCCGGCGGCGCCGGGAGGGCCCGGCGTCGAGACGGTCGCAAAGACGGTGGACATGGTTTAGGCCTTTTCGCCGTTTGCGTACAGTGCTTCGAGGTCCTGCCCTTGCGCGGCCGCCATGCGGGTCAGTTTGTTGCCGATGAGGCTCCAGTTGCCCTCGAGCTTGCGGTGGCGCGTGATCGCGCGCAGGATGGCCTGCGTCTCTTTTTGCAGGGTTTCCACGGTCTCGATCAGAGGCTGCACCAGCCCCTGCTCGTCTGCGGTAAGCGTGTATTCGGTCTGTTCGTTGTTCATAAAAATTAGGGCACGTACTTGACCCGGTTGCTATCCGCTGGGTCATACCAGAACTGCCCCTGCGACGGAGGAGAACTGGGAAGCGACTGAATTCTGAGGCCGCCCCCGTAGAGCGAGGCGACGGGAGTCCCGCCCGTGCCGATATTCAGCACGTTGTAGCTGAGAACGGACTGGATGCCGCCGGATTGAACCTGCACCGAGCTATGAATGAGACGCCCGGTGTCGCTGCCGTTCTGGACCTGTACGCCGGCCGTTGACGGGGTAATGCTAGTTGTCGTTCCTCCCGCAATAACCGACAGGCTTCCGTTGGTGATCGTAACCGTGCTGGCGGTAACGACGACGCTGGCACTGCCCCCATTCGAGAGCGTGATCGAACCCGTGGTGAGGCTCGCGTCGATGGTGATGCGGGACTGCCCCTGCACCTGGAACTGCATCTGGGAAGCGGTGATGACCAGTTGATTGTTTACGGGCGTGCTTCCGTTCAGGTAGTTGTGGATGACCTGAAGGCCGCCCGCACTCATATCCAGTCGATTGCCGCCACCGGTATCAATCAGGGACAGGTAATTCGCGCCAACCTGGAAGCTCGAGGTGTTGTTGTTGATGGTCAGGGCACTGGCCGTGAGGCTCATGTTGGCCTTGGTGTTATCGCCCTGGACCGTCCACATGGTGATGCCACCGGCAGTTAGAAGGATCTGCGGTCCCGTGCCGCCGCTGAAGAACGAGAGGCCGGTATTCTGAAAGACCGCGTACGGCTTACTGGTGAGGCCTGAGGCTCCGGTAGACGCATCGGCCTGGCCGAATAGATAGATGCCGTCGTTTTTCAGGACGATCACCGGCAGACCAACCCCGCGGGAGAGGACGACGTCGCCCGCGAAGATCGAGACGCCGTAGGTCACCTTGTTGATGCCCACGCTAACGATCTTCGGATCAACCACCGAGTTTGCCGCGAGCGCGCCATTGGCGGCCGTGATCGCGTCGGTGTGCATGTGGTTCGCCATGACCGACTGATCGGCCAGGAAGTTCCCATTGATGCCCCCCGTGCCCGTGGCTGGGTTGTACGGAGGGATCGTTAGCGGCTGCCCGTTGCCGCCCGTCAGGGGCAACGTGATCGTCGCAGGGTTCGCAGCGCGGATGTCGAGGGTGCCCGTGTGCGGTTGCGGGATCAGGTCGAAATGATCGGCGCCGCTGGGCCAGCAGGACGTCTCGAGCGTGTACGTGCCGGCGCCGCCCGAGCCCGAGGTATCGGTGCCCAACCTCGAGACGTTGTACATCCAGAATCGGAACGTGCGGTAGGGGTTCGGGCTGCCGTCCGGGTTCTGCGCCACCGGGATCACCCAGTTCGCCGGCTTGGGCCCGAATTTCTTCATGATCGAGACCTGATCATTCGCCAGGCCCGGCAGTTGCAGAATCTGGTCATGCACCCGGCCGAGGAAATTGCCGGTGGGGTCCTCATTGACGCCTTCGGAATCCGGCGCCGGCGTCCACACGCCCCCGATCACCGCGCCTTTTTGAACCGTGATCATCGAGAACCAGAAGTTCGGGTCCTGCGCGATGGAAGGCGGCTGCCAGGTGAGCTCGAAATAACCCCAGTACCAGATGCCGGGATCCCAGAGGCTGTAGACGATGGGGTTGCTCGTGCTGGGATCGTTGACGAACTGGCAGTTCGTTGTCCCGTTCGGCAGGCAGGCCGTGACCGGCGTCACCGTGAACGAGAACACCCGGTAGGCCGTCGCGTTCACGCCGTTGTCGATGCGGCCGGCGCCGCAGTAGACCTTCCAGGCTCCCTGCGCGGTATTGGCCGGAACCCAGATGTCACCGCTCTTGCGCGTGCCATCGGTGCTCAGGGTCGAGTCCCCGATCCTCACAACCTGGCCGGCAGAGGAGAGCGAGTACCAGCCCTGCCAGACGATGTTCCCGTCCCCGAAATCGAACCAGATCGTCACCGTGCGCGGGCTCGAGTAGTCGGTGTCGATCACCGGAATCACGCCGATTGTGGTGTGCAGCCCGGCTTTTTCGTCCTGGTATTTCGGACCTACTTCGCTTGCGGTCACCGCGGTCACGTTGAACGTGGTTCCGGGGTCGATGGGCGTGAACGGGGGAATCGTGATCGCGACGTCGTAGTGGTTGGCGAGCGTGGGGTTCCCGTTGAACTTCACCATCTGCAGCGTGTTGGTAGTGGGATCGCTGAAGTCTCCCCCGCCCTGGCTATTGCGGTTCGCCGTATAGAACCGGTAGCGCACTGCGGCGAGACCGGGGATGTAGGTGATCAGGAGGGCCGCCTCGGTGTGAGAGCCGCCCGTGATCTGCGTGCCGCCGTAGGGCTGTTCCGCGGCGAGAGCCACGCCCGAGGCGTTATAGATCTGCACCGTGATGCGAACGAAGAAGTCAGTGGTGCCGATGGGATCGGTGTAGACGACGCCGGGAATCACGCCGTACTGCGTCAGGCCGTCCGCACTGACGACGTTGGTCTGGCTGCCGATCGTGGCCGTGATGCCGGTGGCGGCCGGCGGCGCCGACAGGCCGGCCACCGTGAAGGCCGCGGACCGCACTACGCCGGGATACAGCGTGGCGAGATCGGCATCGAGGATCGGGGCCGGGTCGCCGCCCACGTTGCCCGAGACCGCGGCCACCTTCCACTGCTCGGGCTTGCCGGGCGCGAGCCGGTCCACCTTGAGTTGCTGGCCCGTCGTCAGCATGCGCTGCGATCCGATCCAGACCCAGGTCGCGCCGTTGTCGCTACTGATGAGATAGGTGACGGACTGTGGTACGGGGCAGACCGGGACGAATCCCACCGTCATATGCACCAGGCGATCGGGATCGTCCGCGTAGCGCGTCCCCACCTCGGCCGCCATCGTGAACCCTGTCACGGGCCCGATCGCGTCACCGGTGCCGGCGTTCCCCTGCGTCAGGTCATCGACCTGCTGCGCGATCGTATTGAGCCGGTCGCCCGTGTCGCGCCAGAACATCCACCACTGTTTCGCGGTATTGACGGCATCGACGGGTGACCCATCCGGGTTGGTCGCAAGCGGCGTCCGGATCGGCGGCACTTGCAGTCTGTCTGCCACTACGATTCCCCCGCCGTTACTTCGACGAACGCATCCGTCATTGCCACCTTCGTCGTTCCCTGCACCCCGATGCGATAGATGCGATCGCGTGCGCGGCCAAGGCGGCGCCACACGATGCGCTTCGTATATTCGCCGGCATTGCCTGCGTTCTGGTTGTTGGTGAGCACGATGAACGTGTGGCCGCGGTCATTGCTCCAGTCGAGGCCCACCGTCAACGGCGAATCGGTGACAGTGACCGCGCCCGTCTCCATGTAGGCCTCGAACCGGTGATGGAAGGTGTTCTTGTTCTCGTTGAGCAGATGCGGGAACGCGCGCAGGTATTGGATCGGAGCACCGTCGTCGCTATAGAAGTTCAGGCTCTGCTCGTAGAGTTTGCCGGTGGCCGGGTCTCCCACGATGTGCTTACCGCCCTGCCCCCACTCCGGAATGAATGCGTGGAACCAGGGCTGGTACCGCTGGAATGCGCCCGCGCTGTAGCCGGCGCGCTCGTGCCAGAGGCCCTCGGTCATGTCGTAGACCCACGTCTTCTGCTGCTGCCAGAAATTGATCACCCAAAACAGGTGGCCGCCATCGAGGTAGGAGTAGGAAACGGCATCGCTCACCTTGAAATCGGGCGCGTTCCAGCTTTCCTCCTGCGCGTGCGTCGAGATGCGCTCGGGAGTGAATGCGAGAGCGCGGTAGGCCACGGTCTGGCCGTTGGGAGAGCCGCCCAGCCAGCACGTAAACTGGCCCACTGAGCAGGGAGCGTAGATCGATACGGAGCCCTCGTGCATGAAGGCGCCCTGCATCCGCTGGAAGGGGAAACTCGCTATCCCCGATGCGTCGAGGGTCGATCCGATATTCGTCCAGACCTCGATCGTCTCTTTGCCAAAGAGGATCAGTTCCTCGTGGTCGCAGAGAATCGAGTTGATGTAGTCGGAGTAGCCTTCCTTCACGCCGAAATCGAGCGGATCCCAAAGCGTGCCGTCAAACGGCGCCGAGATATTGAACGTGCGCCCCTGCGCCTGTAGGGCCGGGTCCGCGCTCGCCACTCGGTTGACGATGAAATAGCCATCCAAAAAACCTCCGGTCACACCGTCAACCTGCGCCAGGTTGTCTACGGACCAGGTCGATTCCGCGCTCGCGTACGGCGCCGGCGTGACCAGCATTGTGGTCGGGTTCGATACGGTCACGATCGTATAGAAGCCGCCGCCATCGAGCCTCAGTGTCTTGCCCACCATCGTGCCGGCGTCGAACTTGGGCCCAGTGAGCCAGTGAACGACATTGTCGCTGCCGGTCATCGAGCAGGTCCCCGTCGAGGAGAACCGCACCGGGACCGGTCCGGGCCCGTTATCGCAGTAGACCAGGCCGCCGCTCACGATCATGAGTTGATGCCCGTTAGAGACGATCTGCGCCGGATCGGGGTTGCTTGTGCCCTGTGCGATTGAGCCCGGCTGCGTGCTGATGGTGCCGTTCTCGTGGACCTCGGACTCTTTGTCCGCATGGATCGCGAAGAGGCGGCCGCCGCCGGCCCAGAGGCAGCGGAGTTTTGTGGGCGTGAGTTGCGCGAAGAACTTCAATCCGGGGCGGCCGAATAGCACCTGGCGCCGCGGTTCGTCCGGAGACGCGATCGTTTCCGGATACCAGTTCATGGTCTGCTGCGCGGCCGCTACGACACTTTGCAGCGTGTACGATGGACCCGCGAGAGAGATCTTCATTTAGCGTTTGGTCTGGTCGCTGAAAATGTTGTAGCGGAGCGATCCCCAGCACAGTGCACTGGTGTCCGCGATCGGTTGCGGCGCATTGATCGATTCCAGGCGCATGAGCGAATCGCGGGCCTGCAGGCGAACGTCCGGGTCTACCGCCCGCTGGAACTGCGGCGCGAGCCGGCACGCGAGGTTGAGCACGAGTGCGTCCTCGTACTGGAGAGGCAGAACCACTATGTCGGTCGCGGAAGTGAAGACCGGGACCTGGTGCCAGACCCAGATCTCGAGCTTGTTGCCGGCCACCGGCTGCCCGTACAGGTAGAGCGTCGAGAGGGGGTATGCGTAGTCGTTATAGATCGCTT